CTGGTACATCTGCATGTACTGCCGTATGCTTGAATCGCCAAACGACACGGGCGCTAGCGGGGTACCTCCCACCATCGTCCAAGTCGAAATACTACCGGTGCCAATAGGCGTGAACATGAAATCACGACCAGTTGCAATGCAGCCCGAGGCAGTGTTGCGCACGACAGTTGAACTGCCGCGCACAGAATTGCCAAGTGCCACAGGTGCTGTGCTGATCATGCTAACAGGCCCCATCTTTGTGGCTCCGTTTCGACCCTTGTTTTTCTTTTTATTTTGTTTTTGTTTGGTTGACTTCGATGCCTTCATTAGCATCAGGGCTGCAGCTTTCACCGCATTTACCTTATTGTTGTTTTTGTTTTTCGTCATTTTTGCGCCAACCACCCTCCTTACGTCACTTAGAAGTGTTTCTTCCTTTTCCGTCTCAACCGCGTTGTGGTCATGCGTCTAGCGTAGTTCTCATTCCCAGGGTCACGCTGGTACTCATTAGCTGCGGTCTCATTCTCGCCGCCCCAAGTAGTAACAGTTACACCCGTTTGTTCAAACTCACTTTTCGCTTTACCAACGGACACGAACTCTCCAGTAGGCATATAACACACCGTGTTCGTGACTGCACCACCAGGACTGCTGGGCCGGATCCAATCCTTCCCATCAATCTGATGGTTTTCAGCACGCAATCGCTGCGCTCTCTCTCTACCGTTTTCGTTGCCCATTTTTACACCACGTTTCAATAGACCCGGTGTGTCTGCTCCCATATCAAATAGCTGAAAAGGATCATTCCAATAACGAACAAGGTTGCCAGCAATACGCGGCACGAGCGACATGGAACGCGTCTTATCGTAGTAGACCCGGTCTGCCTTACGAAGACAGCTCGAATCTTTACAAAGAGCGTACGCAGTGTCATGCTCGCGCGAAAGCGCGTCCAGCTTACTTTTTGTTTTGGCTTTTCCATTAGCTACAGAGCCCTGAAACTTCCCGTCACTCAACCACGGGCCAGTATAGTTCTCTTGAAAATACGGCAAACTCCACTCAGGTAACATTTACTCCACCTCCTCCACGTCACGTACATACCAGTTTAACGTCATGGTAGGACACAGAAAACCTAGCAATCCATCTCACAACCCTTGACCTTCATCTGCAATTCGAATTGCGTTTTAGCAAAACTCAGCGGAAACAGGGCAGGGTGCTCCTTGCGTAGCTCCGTAAACATTCGTTGTAGGATCTTAAAGCGAGGAGTGTCCCAGACGTAATTCAACATGTGGGATGCAAGCGCACCAGCCAAGTCGTCCACTTTCTGTGTACGCAAAGCTGCAATGTGCTTAG